ATACCAGATAATCTAAACAGTTTATCTTTGTATCTTAGTATTCCATTCAGGTGTTCATCCTTTCGGATATGTTCATTATACTACACTTCTTTCCCTCCTTAAAGTGTAGTCTGTGTATAACTCCACACCTATCCCTTGACAACATAATCATACTAGAGTAATATAGGTGTATATGGCAAAAGAAACGAAATATGGAATAATAGATTTTCAAAAAGACTTTCCTAATGAGGACGCTTGTTTAGATTATTTATTTTCAGTTCTTCACACAAAAGAATGTTCATGTGGTGGAACATATAACAGAATAAAAGAACGTAAACAATATCAATGTAGTAAATGTCGTTTTCAAATTGCACCTATGGCAGGAACTATATTTGAAAAGTCTACAACTCATTTATTAAAATGGTTTCATGCTATATTTATCTTTAGTAACGCAAAATCAGGCATATCAGCAAAAGAAATGGAAAGACAGCTAAATGTTACCTATAAGACAGCATGGCGTATTCTAAAGCTAATTAGAGAGTGTTTAGGGCAAGGTAACTTTAGACTTCGTGGAGATGTTGAAATGGATGAAGCATATTTTGGTGGACGTGGATATGGTGGAGAAGATAATAAAAATGCTAGTTCTGTAATGGCAAATAAAAGTAAAGTAATAGGAGCAGTAGAGCGTAACGGAGTAATGCGTGCTAAAAAAGTACCAAATGTTCGTGCTATAACTATTGAAGAGTTTATTGATGAAAATATTGATTTAGAAAATACTCGATTATTGACAGATAGTTCAAATAGATATGGAAGTGGTTACCATAGACAAACAGTTAATCACTCAAAAAAACAATACGTCTCTGGGGACGTATATGTAAATAATATTGAAAGTTTTTGGTCACACGTTAAAAGAAGTGTAAAAGGTACACACAAGGTTATTTCAAAGAAGTATCTTCAGTCTTATCTTGATGCGTTTGTTTGGCATTACAACAACCGATACAACGACAGGGTTCGCTTTGACGTTCTTCTTTCTGCAATTTTGCAGTAATTATCTTCTTTAGGTTTTTAAGGTATTGATTATTCATATTGGTTGCAGTATATCAGTTATGCTAAAGAAATCAAATTAGCTTGACAAGATAAGACATTAGGTATATAGTAATTACGTTGACTCTTATTTATTTATTCACCTTGTAGATAACTACCAAGAGACCATACACATGGCTCCACCACAGCAAATAGCCTCAAGGCAATTTGGTGGGAGTCAACAACCAATCAAAATTGATTATCTAAGTGAAATCAAATGTGGTTGGAGTCAGGTGTTTGGTCTTTTTTGATCCAAAAAATTAATCCGTTCAGTAACAATTACGAGCTTTATCTCATTGCATGGTGTGTTCCAGCAGAAAGGAGAAATAAGCTTATGAATAAGCAACAGCAAATTTGTTTTTTAGATGAAGATGGTATGATGTTATGCAATGCAATACATCGTAATGGTACATTGATATTCTCTAAATCAGGTAAGTGGTTTAAGTTTTTTCCACGTAAAAAAAAGAAATAGACGCTTCTAACGTCTATAACTAGATACCCCCGCTCGTAATTGTTACTGAAAGGATTAAGAACAAAACGTTCTATAAAGGGACAAAAACAGGGCGTAGCACGGTGCAAGTCGGGCTTCCTATCCTAGACCTTGGGAGTTCAAATCTCCATACGTCCACTTTTTGCCTCTTTATAGACTGTCTTGTAATGTTGCAAGACCTTACCAAAAAATCGCTATTGTGTCAAGTGTAAACACAAACAAAAAAACGCAACCGCACAAATTACAAATTACAAAGTATTTATTTTGAATACTAATTTATTCATATCTACAAGGAATTTGATACTGTTTACTATAACAGTATTTTTTTTATTTGAACATACTTACGGACGTATGCATTTGTGGATAAGCAATGTAAATCACTTGTCCGCTTTCACAAGTGATTATAACCTAAAAATCTATACAGTGTCAATTTTATGTAGTGTAGGGATAGGTGGTTATAACTCTATTATGTCTTGTAACATCTATCCTTTTATGTCTTCATGTTACCATGTTACATTGCGTTAAGTATGTCTTGGTCTTTCTGGCTCACTGTATGTTGATGTTTTGCCATAAAACTTAGTACCAAGTCTAGTTTACGGTTTAGTTCTGACATTGTTGGTGCTTTATTCGGGATAAATTGCCACCCGTATTGGTTCTCGTATACATCAAGGGTAACTTGCACCCCTTCTACTGGTACTTCGTCTGTTGGTCTGCAAAATCCACTAATACTCACATCATTGTTTGGATCTTCTGTATTGTGTACTTTGAGGACAACAAGTGTTGCTCCGTCTTTGTATGTTGTCCCATCTTTTTTTGTAAGATTGGTAAATACTTTTTTAGGTGTAACTGTTTTTTGGGTTGTTTCTGGGTAATTCATATTAAAAAGGTATATCTGTTAATTTAATTTTTATTGGTGGTTCTTCTGGTAGCGGTTCTTCGTTTAAGATTTTTTTTGTTGCCACTACTGATACATCTGCCTTGTTATCCATAGTATCAGCATCTTTAGTGTCATCTATGGCAAACAGTCCATTTAATGCATATTTTCTCGCATAGGAGCTTGTAGCCCCTGTAATTTGTGCTTCGTCCATTCCTTTCTTCGTTTCTTGTTCTCTTGCAAATGCTGTAACACTCAATGCTTCTTTTGCTTCGTTGTCTATAATGGTGGCTGTTGCCTTGACATAGTATCTCGTACCAATACTCCACATCTCATCACTGATAGTTAGTGAACATTTATATTTTGCTAGTAGTGGCTTCACCGCTTCTAGAATATCCTCGCAACTTCTATAATTAAAGTTAGCAAATGAATTGCGTTGTCCTTTCGGAGCTTTGAGTTCGCTCTGTATCTTTTGCAGTTTGTCCATATTATTTTAGTTTATTGATTAAGCTCTGTAAAAATGTGCTAGGTCTCGGTTTTCTTTTTAGGACACCTGCTGCACTTAGTACCTCTAGTCTATGACTTATTGTTGCATTGGTTACTTGTAGCATATTTGCACAAGATCTAATTGTCCCTCCTGCTTCATAATGCTGGATTGCTTTAGCCCATGCGTTTATTTTTTTTGTTTCCATAGTGCTTTTTTAAGTTGGCGTGATATTCTCCAATTGAGTATCTCGCTTAATAGTTTTTTTAACATATTATTACATCATCATCTTCGTATATAACTCCGAGTACCTGTATATCCTCAAAGTCTTCAATGATTCGTTCTCTCTCTCCCTCCTGCCTATATATTGCTAACTTCTCAAGGTGTGGAACATCTTCCCAACTCCCCCAAGTAAGAACTGCGATTGTTCTATTCATACAAATTGTATTAGTTAATAAATCATCTACTAGGTAAGTGTCAGCCTGAGCCAGCGCTCCCTAGCTAGATGTTCCTCAAGATGGCCTTCATCTCTTATATATGTATAATACTATAATACTATACTATTGTCAAATATAGCATGTGGATAACAAAAAACCACTCGTAGTTAGTGGTTTTTATGTACCTGTTATTGCGTATTCCTCGCAACAGCTAGTCTTTCACTGGTACAGCATAGGCTAAGATTTTTTTTATGTTTGCGTACATCTCAATCTCTACTTCTGATGCAAGTCCTTCTTGTACAGCGACCCCCTCGCTGTTTCGGAGCTTGTATAGTGCTGGTACTAGTTGCCATTTAGTCTCTAGCCACTTCAGTAATTCTACGTCTAGTTCTAATGTTATTACTTTTTTGAACTCTTCCATATCAAGTGTTACAGCCTTTTCTTCGTCTGCGTACTTAGCTCTTTGTTCTCTTAGCTCTTTCATCTCATTAAAGAAAGAAAACTTCTGCATCACTTCTTCCTCTGTCTGTGCAACAATTACATTGGTAATAATATCAAGCAACCAATGTAATTGACTTGGTGTAATTTCTATTGACTTTTTCATGTTGGTTTTTCGTTAGTTTTTTTATATACACATAGTATAGCGTATACTGCTTAATAATGATATACTACTGTTAATAACTATGATATCACCAAAAGACAACAAACTTATTCTCGTAATTGGGATTAAATATGCTGATTCTTCAATGGTGACAAAACTCAATAATCTTTATGGACTACAAAAAAGAACAACTGCTGGAAATGACAAAAAAAGAACTCACAGCACTATGCCCAAGACCTCCAGCAAAAAACTATACAAAGGAACAAATAGCTAATTTAGTAATGGCACTCCAAGACCAAGTTATGGAAGACCAAATCTCTGTTGAGGTAGGAGTGCCAACACAAAACTTTACAAAAGAATTTGCACAAGGTGGTAAAAGATATATTAAAACATATAACGCTAAAGGAGATTCAATTAGTTGCGTTGAACTATAAAAATTCCCTATGTCAGCATTAAAAAAAGAAATGGAGCAGGTGCAAAACATACAAAAACAAATAGATAGTGTTAATGCAAGTATAGCTTCAACTAGTGAAATGATATACACTGCTACACAAAACGGTGTATCTTTATTACTAGATATGATCTTCCCACTAATGGTACCCAATAAGAAGTACGAAGAAGCAGATGAACAAACTAAACAGAACGATCATCTAGAAGAAAAAGGATTTAAAGGTTTTATGGCAACATACTGGCAAGGTGAAGAAACATATAAGAGACTAGAACTTGCAGAAAAAGAAACATTGCTAAAAATACTTGACAAAACTATGGAAAAAGCAGTAGTCGAAAGTGTTATATTGAACTACTACGAACTACCAGGAGATCTAGTCCTAACACTTACAAAAAAATAAGTAGAATAATATGGCAGACATGAACCTAAAAAGATTAGCATTTAAGGAGTACTACTGTAATCCAGAGAGCGATACTTTTGGTTTAATAAAGCAATCAGCCAAAAAAGCAGGTTTTTCTGAAAGCTATTCTATGGGTTTAATGTCGGATTCAGTTGGTAATGAGTGGGTAAAAAATATTATCAATGATTATCAATTACTAAGTAAGGCAGAAAGCAACATTAAAAAAGCAATGGATATTGATGTGCGAGATGAAAAGATTGGTGACAGAGCAATTAAGGTATCATTGTTTGTTACAGAGCGATTAGGTAAACAAAAATGGAGTGCTAGAACAGAACTTACAGGTAAGGACGGAGAGCAATTGTTTAAGGGTCTTACGGAAGAAGAAAGAATAAAACTAGATAAACTACTAAATGAATAAAAAAACGCTACAAGTGATGATGGACGGTTCTCAAGCAGAGAGAAGATACCTAGCCGAGAAAGACTTTGGATTGTTTTTTGCTTACTACTTCATAGACTACATTAAATATAAATTTGCACCCTTTCACCACCAGATGTTTAGAGACCTTATGGACTTAGACAGCGGTAAGTATAGAGAGGTGCTTTTTTTAATGTTCAGAGAAAGTGCCAAGACAAGCATAAGTAAAGCATTCATCACATGGCTTTTAGTTTTCAAGAAAAGACAATATATATTAGTAGATAGTTATACCAGAGAGAACGCCGAGCGTATTCTTTTCGACATAGCAAATGTACTGGTAACTAACACCAAGATACTTGAAGACTTTGGTAACATCTATTCAGATGAAACACTCAAAGGAAAAACACAAAAGAGAGTAGACAACTTTCTTGTACATAATAAAGAAATTCGTATAGAAGCCTTTAGTACCCAAGAAAACCCTCGTGGAAGACTTCACAAACATGTAAGGCCAGACTTCTATTTGTTTGATGACTTTGAGACCAACAAAACTAAGGTAAGTAAAGCAATAACAAAACAAATTATCTCCCACATGGACGAAGCTCGTTCAGGTATGAGCCCAGACGGATCTATTATCTATCTAGGTAACTACATATCCAACACAGGCTCAATCCAAACACTCCTAGATAGGGCTAAAACAGATGAAAAGCTACTTGTAAGAAACATACCTATCATTCAGGACGGAGAGCCTACATGGCAAGAAAAGTATGTTCTAACGGACGCACAAGCAGAAGAAACAGGAAAGGTAAGTATCGAAGACAAAAAGAGGTTTCATGGATCAATAGTATTTGAGGCAGAATTCATGAACAATCCATTTAACGAAGAGAATCAAGTATTTTTCAAGAGATACTTCAAACATAAGCCTTTGTCTTATTTAGAAACAATCAAGACTAGAAAGTTTGCAGTTATAGACACAGCAATCAGTAAGACAGATGAGAGTGATTTCACGGGTGTTTGTGTTACAAGCGTAGATGAAGCAAACAACTGGTATGTACAATCCAGAGGAATTAAAGTTAATGCTAAAGGAATTATAGACCTTATCTTTCAGCTACACGATGATGGGTGTGAGAAGATAGGAATAGAAACAACAGCATATACAGAAGCTATCCAACCGTTCTTAGAAGATGAGATGGCGGTAAGAGGTAAATATCCTAGAATAGAACAATTGAAACATGGAGGTAAGAAGAAAGAAATGCGTATTGAGGGATTAGTACCTAAATATGAAGCTGGTCATATCTATCATATTGAAGGACACACAACAACACTAGAGGAACAACTGCTTACATTCCCAATGAGTTTGTATGATGATGAACTTGATGCAGAAGCATATATGTTGCAAATGGCAGAGCCTGCATATCCAAAACAAAACCTAGATTATCTTGATGAAGAATTGTTACATGATGATATAGGTATTTAATAAAAACTATGGTATAATTCTACTACAAATTATATAAAGAAATAGCCTCGCAACTATTTCACTACCCTCTTGCGAGGCGGGTGGTGAAATGCGTGGCTATTTTTGTATAAAATTATTATGTCAATCAATAAAATAACAATTGAAAAGATAGCAAGTCAAGCACTCAACGAAATACAATTTGCTAGAACTTTTAAGCAAGGAAAGATTGCAAAATGGAAGTTGAATGAAGACATGTATTACAACCGTAAGACTAAGACAACAGAAGCAAGAGCCAATGTTAATTTAGGCAGAATGCAAGAGTTTGTCCATACCTTATTGTCTAAGATAGATAACCCTCTAACATTTAAGTTTGTTAAGAGAAAAAACTCACAACTACAACGAGTAGAATTGTTAAATGCACTAAAGAGAGCAGACGCTAAAAAAAACAACTGGGACATTAAAGACATTGTAGGAAAGAAACAAGCTATCATATATGGAAGAGCAATCTATTCTTACTACGCTGATTCAATTGATGGTAAATACAAAGCCCACCTTGAGCCTATTGATGTGTATGACTTTCTGATTGACCCTTCTTGTGGAGGGATTGATATAGAAGAAGCCATGTATATGGGCTCTTATTCAGTTATGCTAACAAAAAGAGAACTGAAAGAAGGTAAGAAAAATAAGAAATATCTCGGTTATGCTGTGGATAACTTATTAGAGGGTTCAGGAAACGCAAACGAAATGACCCAAGAAGAGACAAATAAGAAGCAAAGAACATACGACCAAAATACAATTAGTCAAAAAGAAATATCAGACCCTACTAAATATAAGTTTTGGCGATGGTTTACCACTTACCAGGAAGACGGAGGGAGATATTATCTTTTAATGGACAATTCAGGACAATGTATTAGATGTGAAAAACTAACAGATATATTCCCTGCTACACCAGATTACCCACTCGGAGCATATCCTTACTGGACTTGGGCAGCTTTTCCAGACATGACAGAGTTTTGGACACCAAGTTTTGCTGATTACGCAAGAGAGATATTTATGGCTCAAGATGTGTCTATCAACCAAATGCTAGATAACGCAGAAGCCATAAACAAACCAATGAAAGTGGTTAATGTAGGAGCTATTGAGAACCTTTCTAGCCTTAAATACAGAAGAAACGGACTAATACTCACAAAAGGAGATTACGACGCTAACAGAGCAGTACAGGTACTACAAACACCAAGTATTAACACTCCTATTGCTGTTTACAACCTACTAGAAGGACTACAAGCTAAAGCTAGTGGAGTAACAGACGGAGTTGCAGGAGTTGCAGATGAAAAAGGTAGGGTTGGCATCTATGAAGGAAACCAAGCAGCAACAGCTGATAGATTCGGACTATTAAATAAATCTTATGCGTTTGGTTATGATAGATTTTCTAAACTGTATGAACTCGGAGCAAGAGATAACCTTACAAAGAAAATAGCAGTGGACATTGTAGGGCCTATGGGAGTGGAACTCGTTATGGTATCTAGGCGAGATATTTTTAGGAAGAACGAAGACTTTTCTGTACTAGTAGAAGCAAGTAATGCAGAAGAACTTTCATCAATCCAAGATAAGAAAGCTAGATTTAACTTCTTACAAGGACAAATCAAGAGCCCACTTGTCAATCAAAAGACAAGCCTAGAGATGTCAGCAAGTATTGCAGGATTTACAGATGATGAGATTGAAAGATTACTAGATGTTTCATTTTATGGTAACTCACAACTTATGGCAGAAGCAGATAGAGATATAGAAGCCTTACTTGATGGAGAAGAGGTTAAGCTCAACCAATCAGCAAACAACGCATACAAACAAAGAATGGTTGATTACATGTACCAACAGTTTGAAAACATCAAGCAAGACCAATTTGAGCGTTTAGCCGACTACATTGTACAACTAGAGCCTATTGTAATGAGAAATGAAGCAAGAGCATTGCAACAAGAACAAATAAAGATGATGGAGCAACAAGGAGGTAGAGCAGTAGAAGGAGAAGATGTATTAAATCAATCAGGTTTAGCACCTGAACCTGTATCATTAGATCAATAATATGCCAACGTATAAAGTAATAGAAGGAGAAAAAATTGAGAAAAGTGATTGTACACTAGAGTTTGAACTAGCAGATGTAAAGGCTCACTACAAAATATGTGAAAAGGGTTTGAAAGAAATGACTTCACAAAAAGAACTAGAGGAAGCAAAGATTAAGAATTACGAAGAAAACAATGCCTTTCTCAAAGACCTTACAGAGGAGCAAGTACATGTAGCATACCTACATTACCAGTCAAACCTTGTAAGAGTAGCAGCAGAAAGCAAAGCAAAAGAATATCAAGAAGCTATTGAAGAATATAAAGAAGCACTTGAGGATATTAAAAAACAAACAGGATTAGTATGACAAAAGAAGAAGTACAAGAAGATTTAGATGTAATGAAAGCACTTGATGCAGTAGCCCATTCAGAGGGTGGAAAACTACTCGCTAAGAGCTTAGGCTCAGATGTAGTCAGTACAGTTGATAGTTTACTGTCAAAGTATAAGACAGCAAGCCACATGGAACTTGTAACAAGTCTTGCCAAGTTACAGTCAGACCTATCACTTCTCAGGGTACTTACAAGAGCAGAAACTAATAAAAAAGATGCAGAAGAAGCACTTGAACTATTAGCAGAATGATTAACGCTATTGCTCCTAAGATTATTGGGGGCAACATGCGGTAAAACATTTATCGTTTTTCCTTCTGGGAGGAGGTATACAACCCCATCAGGTCTCGATGTAAAATTGATTATTTATGGAAAAAGAAACCATTGAAACTCCAGTTGAAGAGGTAAAAGCAACACCTGAGGTAGTCGAAACTACAACAGAAGAAACAGTCGGAGATGTACTTTCAGACAAAAGCGAGAGAGAGCAAGTACCACTTGCCACATTCCTTGATATTAAAAAAGAAAACAAGGAACTTGCAAAACAAATGAAAGAACTTCAAAAAAGTATTGAAGCAGGTGCTAATAAAAAAGAAGTTAGCCTTGATCTACAAACTTTATCTGACAAGCATGGAGTAGATGCCGAGTTTTTGCAAGAATTCGCAGATACCGTTCGTGCTCAAGCACAGGCAGAGGTGGAAACAAGACTAGCTCCTATGAAGGAAGCAGACCTTGCAAAGCAAAGAGAAGATAAATTTAATGTAGCCTACACAAAAGCACTCGGTGTATTACCTGAGTTTGATGGTGTAGTAAACAAAGAAGTTATCAGAACACTTGCCCAGAACCCTGCTAATAGCAATAAAACATTCATTAACATTATAGAAGAAGCATACGGACACCTAGTAACAGGGAAACGCTCTCTTGATCAATCTTCGTCTCGTACATCTAAAAACGATAACCAAGATGTTGATTTCTCAAAAGCAGACAGAGACCCTGAGTATTTTACAGAAGTGATGGAAAACCCAACACTAAAAAGAAAATACAACGAAGGATTGGCTGGAAGGCTTACTTCATACCTATAACCACTAATCATCGTGGTGTAGGGCTAACACATAAATATGTCACTTACAGACTTTAAACCTCAATTTGACAACGCCTATCAAGAAATCTTCCAAAAAGTATTGGTAGCAAAAGATATCGCATCATTCCGTTTTGAACCACAACTAAAATTCGGAGAAAGTTTAGAAAGAGTAGCGTACGACATTGATTCAGTTCGTGTTCGTACAGTTGTTCGTGGTAACGCTTCAACAATTGATTCAGTTACAGATAGTTCAGAACTTTTAAACATCAATCTAGAGAAAGAAATTGTATTCCACCTTTCAGATGGTGAAATGAAACAAGCTGGTCCTCTTAATCCAGGAGCAGTTATCGGAGCAAAAACAGCTATGAAAGCTGCTATTGACTTTGATGCTCGTGTACTTGCAGAAGTTACTAATGCAACTCTTACATTTGATGACGGAGACTTAACAACAACAGCATCAACAGGAACTCCTATTACTCTTTCCAGTACAACAGTTCCTCAGCTTGCTAGTCGTGCACCTGCAAAACTAAGACGAGCTAACCAACCACTTACAAACCTAGCAATGGTTGTTGATTCATACGCAGCATCAGATATGACTCAATACCTACTCGGTAAAAACATTGACTTGGCTGGTTCAGTATTCAAGAATGGTTACTCAGGGGATGTTTCTAACGCACAAATGTACGTTTCAGAAAACCTTATGGGAGAAGCACTTTTGACAATGGCAACCAACCCAACTGATGGAGATACCATGACGTGGAACGGAGTAGTTATTACTTTTGTTGGTACTCTTTCAGGTGGAGCAAGTGAAATCCACATTGCTACAACAGTAGATATTACTCGTGCTAACCTAGTAGAATGGTTAAACGCAGGAGGAGCTGACTCAGAAGCAGAAGCAGCAGATACAGGTTACTCAGCAGCAACAGCAGCAGACCAACTATTATTGCTTGACATTACAGCAACCAACGATAACGCTGCTAATACAGCTACAATCACACAAATTGGTTCAGGAAGACTTATTCTTTCAGAAACATTTACAGCAGGAGCAGATGTTTGGACAAAAAACTTTATCCACGCTTACTTTGGTAAAAAAGGTGGAATTGACGCTGTATTACAAGACAATACAGAAGTTGACATGAGACCAACAGCAGACAAAAGAGGAACAAATATCTTTAGTTCTTACTTAGGAGGTATCAAAACTTTCTCAGACGGAGCAAAGAAATTCCTAGATGTTCATATTCTTGCCTAACTCATTATGTAATTAGCTCCCCTTAACTGGGGGGCGTGTTACATTAACAGATTATATTATGAGAACAGATTCAGCCTTATCAGGCATATTGATTCAAGAAACAAATTCTGCTGGTGAAATTACACTCGCTCAATTCAATGGACTTGCAGCTTCTATCCCTACAACAGCAAGTAAATTTGCTGTTGGTTGTTTGGTAACTCCATCATCAGATGGAAAACCTTACTACAACGCAGGTACAGTAGCTTCTCCTTCATGGAATGCAGTTTCAGATATAGTAGTAAGCGAAATATCTCTTACTACTGGTAGTGTACTTATAGGTGCAGCAGGAATAGGTGCAGCACTTGACGTTAAAGGAAGTGGAAAAATACTTGTAGGTAATGGAACAACAGCTACATCTGTAGCAGTTTCAGGAGATGCAACACTTTCTAGTGCTGGTGCTCTAACAGTTACAGGAGCAGCAGCAGGATTTAACGTAGGCACAAACCAAACCTTTACAAAAGAAGTAAATCACACAGTAGCAGTAGCAGCTTCAACAACTGCTGATACAGCAGGTGGAACATTAACTATTTCTTCAGCGGCTGGTGCAGGTACTGGTGCAGGTGGAGCTTTATCTTACACTTCAGGAGCAGGTGCAAATGGAGCAGCAGCAGTTAATGGTGGAGCTTCAGGAGCAGTTACTGTATCTTCAGGAGTAGCTGGAACATCTGGCACAGGAACAGGTGGAGCTTCAGGTACAGTTAACGTAGCTGCTGCAGCAGGTGGAGCAACCACAGGCGCAGCTGGTGTTGGAGGAAAAGCAGGGGATGTAAAACTTACTGGTGCAGCAGGAGGAGCAGACGGAGAAGGTGGTTCAGGAACAGGTGGAGAAGGTTCATCTGTTATTCTTACTGCTGGAATGGGTGGAGCAGGAAACACAACTGGTGTTAATGGTGCTGTTTTTGCAAGAGGTCTTAACCTAAGGTCTCAAGGAGCAGCAGCAGCAAAAACAACCTCTGCGACACTTACCGCAGCAGAAGTTATGTCCCAATTGATAACAATCAATCAAGGAGCAGGTGGAACATCAGCGCAACAACTTCCAACTGTTTCAGACCTCGAAGTCGCACTTCCAACTTCACTCGGAACATTTGATTCGTTTGATGTAGCGGTGATGAACATTTCTACTGTTGATGCAGAAGACGCAACAGTCACAACCAATACTGGTTGGACACTTGTTGGAGAATTTAACTTCCCAGCAGACAGTGATGCAGGAGCAGGACAATCGCTAAATACTAGAGGTATTATCCGATTGCAAAAAACTGGAGCAGGCGCATGGTCAGCATTCAGAATTTCATAGTTTATTTCCTTTCTCTCTTTATTGGGAGAAAGATAAGTAAATTATAAAAATATGACAGCAAGTGAACTCATAGCAAAATTTGAACTGTATGTAGGTGATACTACCGAGTTATCTACGCAAGAAGAATTAGACTTAGTAAATAAGATATATCTTCGCTGTGCGTCAGATAGAGCTTGGGAGATATTAAAAAAAGAAGCAACAGGCACAATGACAACAACAACAACTATTACATTACCAAGTGATTTTGAATACATTTTAGAAAGCTACAACTACACAGACAACTCAAAAGAAACACAGCTCGGTGCTAAACCAGCTATGGTATATGTAGGAGATTTAACCTTTCAAGTAGTAAATTGGTCAGATAGAAGACAATACACAAACAACAACAATGTATGTTATGTAGACCAAGTAAACAGCGTGCTTAAATTCCCAGTAGCACAAAGTGCAAGTGCAACATATAGTTTTGACTACAGGTTCACTCCAGCAGCACTTACAGCAGGTACTTCACCAGTATTCCCTGCACGATTCCACGATGTTATTTATCATGGTATGTGTGTAGATGATATGGCAATTCAATTATTTGATAAGGCAAGAAGTAATACAGACTTTAACCAAGCAATGTACAACAAATACTTAACAGACATGGCATTTTGGAACGCTAACCTATCAATGGCATAATATGGATAAAACAGTTGCAATTTTTGACAAAGGGATTCATAACTTACTCCCCTCAGAGAAAATACCAGATGGAGCATCAAAAGATTCATCTAATTTTTTGACCAAAGATGGCAAAACTGTATTAGTACATGGTCGCTCTATTCTCGGAGCAGACGGAGCAGTAGGAGATGTAACAGGATTACAAGCAGGCTATAAAGCAGATGGCACAAAAGTTTTATATAGGAAAATAGGCACAGCAATTCAAGCATATATTTCTGGTACTTGGACAAACATTATTACAGGACTTACCAGCACAGCAGAATATACTTTTGCTAACTACTCTTCACTTGCAGGGGCATTTACCTATGTTGGTGGAATTGACGGAATGTGGAAGATAATAAACGCAAACCCAACAAGCCCTATTGATGTATACGATTCAGCAAAGAACTTTAAGGGGTATATTGCAATAGATACAGGACGAATGCTTTTGTGGAACAGAGTACAAGATAAGACAGGCCTTTATGGCTCATATATTGATGCACAAGATTCAACTGTATATACAACAGTAAGTGCAGAAGCAATCGGTTCATCAGGAACAGACAACTACACAGGAACACTTGCATTTAAGGCAGGAGGACCAAAACGCTCTTGTTTTGGTGTATCTTTTGTTGCCACAGTAGCAGCAGGTACAGAAACATTTGTAGACGATTATTTAGGTGGTTTAAGTTCAATTTTAGGTGGTACAGGGACGATTAACTATGCAACAGGTGAATACGACATTACTTTCAGCGATACCACAACAGGAGCAGTTACAAGTGATTATCAATGGGAAGACCCAACAGCACTAGGCGTAGCAGACTTTTCTCATTCAACACCTAGACAAGCAGGAGAAGGATTCCAATTTCCACAAGATGAGGGAGGAGACGCTATTTTAACAGTTCAAGTTGGATTAGACGGAGCATACTACTCACTCAAAGAAAACTCAGCATATAGACTATCAATTGATGCAGATGACTTAGGAGCAACAAATGAGGTATACCGTAAAGATATGGGTATTCCTTTTTTTAGAGCAGCAGTATCAACAGGGCTGGGTATTGTATTTTTGAACACTTCAAACCCAACAAAACCAGAATTAACAGTTTTAGTAAGAAATAAAGTAAGTAGCGTAGTAGAGCCAAAAGTATTATTCCCACAATTCAAATTTTCAGACTACACTTATGACGAGTGTGGATTTTCCACATACGACAGATGGATAACAATTTTTTGTAAGTCAACTGGAGCAGATAACAACGATACAATCTTAATGTGTAATATAGAAGCAAAGACAGTAGATATAGTGGCATATAGTGGAAAAATGGCAGTACAGGACGGAGATGCGTTCTATGTGGGCGATTCAATCACTCAGAACGTGTACAGCACATTTAGTGGATTTGATGACTTAGACGCAACTATTCAAGCCTACTGGGACTCTAAGGATAATCTATTCGGAATTACAAATCTTAAAAAGACAAGAAGATTGCGGATTAAAGGAGCCATTGACCCAGATCAAGTGGTGAAAGTCTATCTAGCAGTAGAGGGCGGCACACCAGAGTGGATAGGAACGATTAGAGGAGACGGAACGTATGTAAATTATGATGAAGTTCAAACGGTCGGTGGCTCAATGGTAGGAGAAATTGAGATCGGTGGAGGAACAACAACAGATGTCTATGGCTACTACATAGAACTAAAAATAAAGACAGCAAAGTTTAGGACGCTCGGAGTACGACTAGAGCCGACAGGCATGGGATACTTTGACTTTAACCTGCTGACTTACTGGGACATTCTAATATTTGAAAACAGAATGCCTTACGCAAAAAGAAATAAACAAAATGTTTCACTTGACGGAACAACAACAGATAATTAAAAATATATGGCACAAAAACTTTCAACAATCGTAGCAGATTTTAGTACAAGCCTTGCAACAAAGATAGCAATTGGGGGTACTTCTTGTACCTTGCAAAGCGCAACAGACAAAGACGGGGTTTCTTTACCCACAGGGCAGTATTTACTGACTATTGATGGGGAAAGTTCAGATAAAGAGTATTGGCTATGTACTGTTACAGGTACATCAGTTTCAGTTATTCAAAATGTTACAAGACAGGGTACACTAACAAGTGGTTCAATACGAGCTCATAGAATTGGGGCTAGTGTTAAAATTACTAACTATGGACATTTAAAGTTTATAAATGATTTATTAGACGGGACAACAGGTTTTCCAGCAACAACGAAAATAGGATATGACGGAGATCCAAGTTTAACTTCTGGTGATACTTATAAATGGTCTACTGTGGATTATGTAAACGGAGTAGCTATCGCAGGAGGAGCAGACGCTAGTACAACAGTTAAAGGTATCAGCAAACTGTCATCAGCCCCAGCAAGTGCTACAAACCCTATTGCAGTTGGAGATAATGACACAAGAGTTCCTACACAAGACGAAAACAATGCTCTTGTTGGTACAAGTGGAACACCGAGTACCAGTAATAAATTTGTAACAGCTGACGACGTAGCAGAGGAAACAGCAAGTAAAGTGGTGCGAGCAAAAAGCAACGGAAAGATTGGTGATTCTCTTATTGGTCTAACAACAGCAGGAGATATAGTTTACGGAAACGGAACTGATGCTACTAGACTTGCTATTGGTACAGCTAACCAAGTTCTTGCTGTAAATGCTGGAGCAACAGCACCAGAGTGGGTTACACCAAACAACGCTCCTTTATTTGACGACTATACAAGGTTAAACCTTATTAGTTTTGTGCCTCATATGAGTGCAGCAACAACAGGTACAGGGACAAGAAGCACAACAAGAGGAGCTATATTGAGTGATTGTCAGGCTGTTCATGATGGTGGTGCTTGTACAGCAAGGGTGTACACATCACAAGACCTAAACCCAGTTCTAGACTTTACATTGAACATGAGATTAAAAGTTTCAAATGGAACAGGTGCTAATAATTACCAATTCGCAGGGATTACAGGAGACAGTTCAACAACTGATACACACGCTGGGACTTCGGATAGAGTAGGAGTAGAAGGTCTTACTGGTGCTTGGTATTTTGTAACTTGTGATGGTTCAACAGTTCAATCAACTGATATTAGTGGTCTAGTTACAGAAACATCATACAATACTTATAAAATAGTTAATGTTAGTGGTTCAATATCTCTTTACATAAATGGCTCAACTTCTGCTTCTGCAACACACTCAACAAATGTGCCAATACACACAACCTCAGAATTTGCAGTGCGAGCTTATTCTGGTTCTACCGTAGCAGGAGCTGGTCCTAGGGTGGACTTCTGGAGCGATGTTACTTATATCCAAAGTCACAGCTAACAAATATTATATGGCAACAATAAACCCACAAACAGGATTACCATTTGAAGAAAATGTAAATCCTTTTACAAATCAACAAGTAGCACAGCCAAACGCAGAGATTTTACAAGCAGACTTTCTTTCATCATACGCAAACAGACCAACACCTCCAGCAACAACTGGAGGTACACCTGTTGCTCCTGTAGCTCCTGAAGCACCAGCAACAGCAGGTGATGTGTATGGCGACTACATGCCAAAAACAAATAGAGATTTAGAAAATGCATATTCACAATACGGAGCAATGATTAACGCAGACACAGCTCCAGTGAATGAAGAAGATATTAGATTAAAAACAATGGCACGGTTTCAAGAAGAAATTGATGCTCTAAACAGAGTGTACGCTACAAAGCGTGCAGAGGAGCAAGTAGCAGGACAAGGTAGATTAGGTCAAAGTAGAGCTATACAAGCTCGTAGAGGGCTATTAGGCAGTGATTTTGGTGTTGCACAGACAGCTACAACAAGTGATTACAACCAAAGAATACAAAACTCTATTGAAGCAGAAAGAGCGGCAAAGATTGGTTCAATTCTTTCAACTGTAAGAAAAGAAACAGCAGACGAGTTTACAGCTAAAACAGCAGCAAGAAAACTAGGAGCACAAGAATACATAAATTTCTTAGCAGATGCAGAAACAAGAAAGATCTCAAGAGTTACAGATACTGTTGGTAATGTTATTGCTAGTGGAGTAGAGGCAGACCCAGAAATGCTTAAAGAACTAGCATCTCAACTTGGAGTTACCGAAAAACAACTAATGGCAGAATATAACAGACAACAAGCAGACAAAACAGCGCTTGAAGCAAAGAACAAGCCCAAAGCAGAAACATTTGTGGTGAACAATGTTCTCTATGAAAAACAAACTGATGGCAGCTACAAAGCTGTAACACCAGAAACAGCAGATAAAGCTACAGAGCTACAATTTATTTCAGGAAATAAAACACAACCAGCAGGCTACTTTAATAAGATTACGGGAGATTTCACTACACTTGATGGTGCTAAATCAAAAGGAACAGTATCTTCTTCAGGTGATTTTATAGATTATGGATTTACATCTACACCACAGCCTACCTCACAATCTACACCTTCTCAACCAAAGCAAACATTTGCAGAGTTTTTGACACAAGAGCAAAACACAGCAGGTCAGTCTTTTGCCCCAAATAAAGTTGCAGAATTAAGAAAAGAATATGACGCAAATCAAGCTGTAGTAGAAGCTAAACCTACACCAATAGCACAGGACGCAGACTTGTCAAAGTATTCTTTTGAGGTAAGACAAGTTATTCTTGGAAACCAACCAGCAACAGATATTCTTTCAGGTGGAACTGCAGCAGAACGAGCTAGATTTAGAAAAGAACTAGATGATGCACAAAAGAATGGTCTTTTGCAGCAGACGACAAGTGAATACCAAAGAAAAGCTATATCAGATGTAAATAACTCTGTTGCAAAAAGTTCTACCTACGCAAAGACAGTATCTATGCAAAACTACGCAAACAATGTGCAAGCAGCATTATCACTCTCTACAGGTGTTGGCGATATTGCTGCAATTAACCAGTTTCAAAAGGTCGTAGATGAGGGAGCCGTTACGAGAGACCAAGATGTTAAGTTAATACAAGAATCTCAATCTCTGCTAAACACCTTAAATACTAAGGTGTCTAAATTACAAAAAGGAGAACAGTTGTCGCCTGAGCTAAGAAGCCAGATGAACGCTGCTATAAATGCCTTGTATAACGCACAGATTAAGGCTCTTGAAAAAGACCCTTACATAAAATCTAAGAAAAAAGAACTTGAAACTAAAGGTATTGACCCTATAGATACTATTTTTGGAGAACTTGGATCTTTCCAATCTTCTTCTGACAGTACAATCGGTACAACTCCAAGTGGTATAAGTTACACAATAACTAAATAAATATGGCAACTATTACATTTTCAAATGGAAAATCAGTAAAATTTAATGGAAACCCAACACCAGAAGACATTGATTTTGTAGCAAAACAAATGGGAATACAACCAGAATCACCTCAACTTCCTAAATCAAATTTTAGCAAATTACCAACATCTATACAGGCAGGACTAGATGTCGGCTTAGGTTTTAGTAAGGGTATTTTAAGTTCTGCAAAAGAATCATCGGATGTTATAAATAAGGTAAAAAGCAAATTTCCTGTACAATTACCAAATACTTTTACATCCCCTGTTAAAACAGCTTTTGATATTGCTAGCAAAATAAGTCCTGCCATATCTTCTTTTGAAGAAAAAAAAGGACTTCCAACAGGTACACTTACTACTCCGAAGAATAAAGCTCAAAAAGTAGGTTTTTACGGTGAAAAAGTTGCAGAATTTGTAAACCCAGTGGGGCTTAAAGGTACATCGAGTGTAATAAAAAAACCACTTACAATAGTAGCAGAAAAACTGTATCAATCTGCCTTAAAGCCTAAGAATATTGTAAAAGACGGAAAGGTTGTTACCGATGCTCTTGATGTAGTAAAAACAGGACTTAAAGAAAAAGTGTGGCTTACAAAAGGTGGTGTTGAACGTGTTGCAAATAAAATTGATGATTTTGAGGCTCAGTTAGGGGATGCAATTGAAGAAGTCGCAGGAAAAGGACAAAAAATAGCAACCAAAGGGATGCAAAATTATCTTAATGAAGCTAAAAGATTTTTTGAAAATCAGATTGACGTAAAAGAAGCACAAAAATCTGTAAAAGAAATTGACGCATTAGGAAAAAACTTTATAAAAAAATACGGTAAAGAAATTCCGATTGAGGAAGCACAAAAAATAAAAGTAGCAACTGGACAAATGTTACGAAAATATTATGATCGTATGAGTTCAGCTGGTATTGAGGGGCAGAAACAAGCAACAAGATTTTTGAAAGAAAAAATAGTTGAAAAAGCTCCTGTTGTTGGTGATATAAATAAACGACTTAGTAGCTTATATAAATTTGATGAGGCACTATCAAAAGCGTCTGGTAGAATTGGCAATCTGAACCTACTTGGTTTAGGAACAAAGATTGGCGCAGCTGCAGGTGGAAGTAAAGGTGCCGCAATAGGTATCGTTGCTGATTTACTCGACAAAGCTGCTTTTAAATCTGGTGCAGCTATCGGTTTAAATGAACTTGGTAGACTTGGAAGTAAGGGGACGATCCCCCTAAATACACTCCTTGGTATTATAAAAGCAAAACTGGAGGAATCAGATTAACGAAAAAGAAGAACGAATCCAATAAAAATCGCTAGTGGCAATAAAAGCCAAGGGAAAATGATACAAAGACCGATTATCCCTATTATTATCAAAGATACACCTACACATCCCATATAAAAAAGTTAGAAAAAATGTTATACTATAATTAGAACACAGACACATAAAAAAGTCAATATGCCACCAGAGGATAACTTAGAACTAGAAGTTCTAATACTACAAAATCAAAAGAACTCCGAAGATGAGCAACAATTGCTTGAAACTCTTATTGTACAAGGAGAAAACACTAAAAAAGAATTATCAGAAAAGATTGAAGAAGCTGGAGGAGAAATTGGAAAACTTACCAGCCCAATGGAAAAGATTGCAGAAGCATTTGGTAAAATATCACAAGTAAAGGGAGAGAAAGGGGATAAGGGAGATACAGGGGAAAAAGGAGAAAAGGGAGAAAAAGGGGATTCAATTACTGGAGAAAAAGGGGATAAGGGAGATCCTGGAGTAGACGGAAAGACACCTGTTAAAGGAGTTGATTATTTTGACGGAGAAAAGGGGGAGAAAGGGGACACACCAGATACAAAAATTATTATAAAAGAAGTTTTAACAAAGATACCTACACCAAAAGACGGAAAAGACGGTAAGAACGGGATTGACGGTTCACCAGACACAGGAACAGACATTGTAGGTAAACTTTCAGCTCTCAAGGGGCAAGAAAGGCTTTCCATTACAGACTTAAAAGACTTGCCAGATTTTAGGAGACAAGCAAGCAAAGATTACGCATTTTTAGAACTCACAGACACACCTATATCGTATGTAGGGCAAGCAGGACAGACTGTTGCAGTAAAATCAAACGAAACAGGTCTTGAGTTTGTTTCTAACAGCTCCACAGATGAAAAGGTCAAGGTATCTGCTGATGATACTACCCCTGGCTATTTAGAAGCTAAAATAAGTGCAGGACTAGGGATTACACTATCAACGGTTAATCCAGCAGGAAATGAAACGCTTAATTTTGCAGTAGATGAGTCAGCCCTTACACTTGATAATATCGGAGGTACTCTTGGTATTTCTAAGGGTGGTACAGGACAAATTACAGCCAACCTTGCGTTTAATGCTCTTGCTCCTTCTCAAGCGACGAATGGAAACAAGTTTTTAACAACTAACGGGACAGATACTTCTTGGAGTTTAGTTAGTCTTACATCAAGCATTACAGGTACTCTCGGAGTAGCAAACGGAGGAACAGGAACAGCAACAACCTTTACAGAAGGTTCTATTGTCTTTGCTGGAACGTCTGGAGTCTATACTCAAGATAATTCCAATCTATTTTGGGATGATGCCAATAATCGTTTCGGTATTGGAATAAACTCTGGTCTCACGCAAAGCTTTCATGTTCGAGCAGGAGACGCAGATATTAGATTTGGAAGCGGGCTTGCTGCTTCAACGCCAACATTAAACATTATAAATGTAGGAAATGCGAGCTATAAAGCAGCCGCTCTTTTTGCTGGACAAAACTATTCAGGTTTTGCATTCAGTAACGAAAGTAGCGGTTATTTTGTTATTCAAGGAGCAACAAAAGCAAGTTTTATAAATAATGAAGTTGCAGCAGGTGCTTCTAATATATTTTTAAGAGTAAATGCTAATGGGGATGTAGGAATAAACGTAAACCCAACATCACGTCTTCATGTAGTTGACACAATAGTTGGTTCAGAGTTTGGTGTTTCCCACCAAATTACAGGTTCAGGCTCAACTTCTGCATTACTCGCCGCAACTAAAATATCTCTTTTGGCTGGCTATACAGGTGCTTCATCGAGTTTCGGTGTGTACGCACAAAACCAAACAGCAGGTACAACGACAAATGAGTTTACAAATGTTCAAGCAGCCAATTATGGTGAATACATCGCCACAACTACGGGGTACATTGTAGGTCAGGCTGGTTATGCGTCAGGCGGCAATAGAAGTTATGGTGGCTTGTTTCGAGCCATTATTAGCAAAAATAGCGCAACAAACATTGGGTGTGCTGGATACGCATTGAACGGAGGTACTACCCCTACACAGATTGGTGGGTACTTTGCCTTGATTAACGCATCTCCAACACTCGTTTCAGCCGCTCTCCTTTGTGATAACGGAACACAAACAGACCCAATCATTGTTGCTAAGGATAACGGAGCAACCGTGTTTAGTTTGATTGATGGCGGTCGTTTATTTGTTGGTGGCTCGACCACTCCAACAGCAGTTCTTCATCTTGCTGCTGGAGCAGCAGCAGCAGGCTCAGCCCCACTCAAGTTTACATCTGGGACATTATTAACATCACCAGAAGCAGGGGCATTTGAGTACAGTAACGACAAGATGTACATAACCAGCGTTGCTACGCAAAGAGTAATAGATAGAACATCTGATGTAGCAACATCAACCGTAACTGTTTCAAACACAATTACAGAAACAACGGTTTATACAGGGACTATTCCAGCAAACGATTTAAGAGTAGGGAACGTCGTTAAAGTATCTATAAGTGGTGTTCTTACAAACGCAACAGCAGCAGACGACATTACAATCAACATATATATCGGCTCAACGCTCGTTGGAACATTCAAACCCGCTATTGGAAATGTTACAGGGGCGAACTGGTGCGTTGAAACAAGAATGACGGTGCGAAGTACTGGAGCTTCAGGATCAACCGCTTTTCACGGACAAATTGATATAGATAACAGTAAGCAAGTAGATGACTCTATTGAAACCATTGATACAACAGCAGCGGAGGATATTACGGTCAAGGTTCAGTGGGACAATGCGAAGGCTTCTAACACTATTTCACTTTACCAAGGATGGCTCGAGTTCAAAAATTGATTTAATAATTAACTAAAACAATATGGAAACAACATACACGGCAGAGGGGAACAAATTAAAAGAAGCAACAAACGTTCCACAAGAATTAACATGGACTTGGATAGAAATACTTTCTGCTATACAAGATTTACAAACACAACAAACAAACCTTACCGCATCAATAGACGCACAAATTGCTGTGTGGGAAAAAAGAAAAGCAGAGGCTGTTAAGCTCGGTTTAGATACTGTGTAATATGGCAAACCCACTAACACCAGATACAACTGTTACACTAGGGTTGCTTGCTACTGTCAGCGGATTTATAATCGGTGCGTTTAAGTGGGTTGCTAGTATTAACAAAAAGATAGATCGTAATCATACTCAACTTAGAATAGAAATAGATACTAACCACGCTAAACTACAAGGAGACATAAGTAGACACACTATACAGCTTGATGATATAGACGAACGGTCTAAAGCTAATTCAAAACTTCACGATATATTTAATGATAAGTTGTCTTTTGTATCAGATAGAATGGCAAGAATAGAAACTAAAATTGACATGATTTTGGAGAAAAAACTAAAATGATATGAAATACGTCACAGAAGTAATCCGAATCCTGTTTATTATTATTGTTTTGTACCTAGCCTTTTTGGGTGTATACTACATAAGAAAGACAGCACAAACAACTAAAAACATAGAAAATCATACATCTATTTTATTAAGACTATATGAAACTCAAATTTACAAATAAAAAAACAGGTAAGACAATCAGTATTACCTCTAAACCTAAACCAAAAAAAAAACCTAAACCAAAATACAAGCTACCTAATCAACCTAATGTTGGATAACATGAAACTACGCTCACCAATTCAAACTCACTTCATGAATAGAGGACATGTAGCTATCCTCACACAACTTTTTGGAGAAAATAAGAACTCTTTATTTTACGGTTCACTCGGACACTCTGGAATAGACTTCCGAACACAACATGCTAACAAGTGGCAACGAGTAGGAGATTGGACGGAGGGAAAGGTAGGAGAAGTTAAGCGTAGTGATGCCACCAAGTTAGAACGAGCAGGATATATCCCTTGTGTTGCTTCCCACGACGGACAACTCACAACTAATATCTTTCAATATGATAGATCTAGGGGGTGGTATGTGAAAGTAACAACCGATGAAATGGAGGAAGACGGAAAAAAAGTACAATATCAAACATTATATTATCACCTAGAAGCATACTGGCGGTCACTCGGTACCTTTAAAATGGGCAAAAACAGCCTGTTTAACAGCGAAACAGTACGAGCAGGAGCAGTCATAGGTATATGTGGTAATACAGGCAAATATACAACAGGTGCACATTTACATTTTGAACTACGAAAAAGAGAAAAGGTTAATGGAAAATGGACGAACTATGTACCAATAGACCCTATGCCACATTTTTATCAGGAAGATATAGTCATGCAACGCTATGATATGACATCAAGCGATTGGTATTATACAGGGAAAAAAGTATTAAAAAACCCACTTAAATCACCTAAAGAAGTTATATGAACTACCTAGACAAAAAGAAAGATTGGAAATATTTTTTAAAAAGTTCAGCGTTTACATTTGCATCAGTATTCTTACCAATTTTTGGAACACTAGTAGCAAGTTACGATTTATCAGGAATTAAACCAGAACAAGTAGATTCAACACTTATTGTTTCTGGTATAGTTACTTTTTTACGGCTGGTACTTGTAGCAGGAACTATTGCAGGACAAAAACTTATTTCAAAATACGCAAAGTAAGATACTACTCCCGAGAAGTATGCAGGGTGTCTTAATTGATGCATCTTGATAGTATCGGTCTAGTGGCTAGGATTATATCCCTACCTATGTTATTCCTGAAAAGGTCTGATAATGTAGAGTAGAAAAAAACACCTTTCAGTAGGTGTTTTTTATTTGTTCTTGTATAAGTTTACCAAGTATCTTTTCGACTACTGCATATTGTTTGTGTATGTACCAACCATGCTCTGGTGTAGCCATGAAATGTGAGAAATCCATAGTATCTATAAAGTGATCGTTGTAAATCTCCCAATGTATTTGTCTCATCTTATCTAGCTTTGCCACTTCAATATCTAACTTATCCATATATTTTTTTACATGGGTGTATTTCTTTTTTATTGGTGAAGCATAAAAGATTTTCATGCTCACATTATAACACACCTATTGATTAAACACTTCCTGCAAGATAATCACAAAATTATTTTGGGAATATCTTTCTTGTTTACTTTTATTGATGAGAAAACACCCAGCAACAAGCAAGAAAATGGAAATAATAATTGTTTTAGTTATGATACCTCGTAGCCACTCGCTTATATTCGTTCCCTCTTTTGCAACATGAGCTTTTAATTCTCTCCATTGCTCCTCATCTACATACACTCTTCTCGGCTTAGGTCTAGGGTATTTAGGATACATACAGTATCTAGTAGTAGAAGTACACCCAACTGTCAAGGGTTAGTTATCATCTTTAAGTTTGCGTTTTACCTCTCTCCACAACAAATCACACAAGTCACTATTAAGAGGAAAATAAAAAGATGTTCCACAGGTGTTACCATCTCCGTCCTCTTCGTCTACTTCCTCCACTAATTCATCTGCCCAATAATCTCCAAGAAATTTAATCATTTGTCCTATGTTCGGTAATTCACACACCTCGCAACAACCAGACATACCATGTCCTCCAGTATCCTCAGTGATTTTGTAAAATACTTCTTGTTGCTCCTTGTTTAATTCGTTTAATTGTTCACTAGTTATATATAGTTTCATATAAATAAATTATTGTTTTTAAGTATATTTGTAAATGTGGGGGCTATTCGTTTTATCCAGTCTTCTTCTGTTAGTTTTTCTTCCTCTATTCCAACAAAATCAGCGCAAGCGTGTAATAGTTCGTGTACCAATGTTACATCTTTTAAATCTTGGTGGAGAGATGGGTTTATCCTAATAAGTTGTAGTTCTTTATATGTTGCACCTCTTCTTCCTTCTTGATGCTCAGTACCATCTTCTACAACCCTCCAAATTCTTCCACAGATATTTATGTCCTGCATATTTTCATAAAAATAAATTAGTCATCCATCTCCTCAGCACCTGCCACCTACTATACTTCACATCATGATACGTCATAATAAGGTCGGCTATCATCTCACATATATCCTGGTCATTCTCTCCTTGCGTGACACCTATACTTTCGTAATCTTTGTATACTTTTGCTATATATACTCCTTTTCTTTTTTTAATGCTGATGTGGTAGTGACCTTGCATTTGATTTTAATTATTTTTTTTAGGTGGTTGGTATGATTTGTGAAACATACATAGCAACTTTACTTACAACACCATTTCCGCACATTTTGTATCTCTGATTATCAGACATCGCTACTGTTTGTCCTTTTTCATTAGTGCCATATTTTGTGTGATTATTGGGCCATGACATAAGTGGTTCACATTCTATTGGCATAAGTCTTCGTATTCTTTTCCCTGTAAATACACCATGCTTATCTTGAGCTGTAATAGTAAACATTTCTTCTCCATCTTCTTTGAATCTGCGACCGTTTTGCCTTTTTTCCAGTCTATCAGGTGTAAGAACTGGTATTGCATACAACCCTGTTTTAGCTCCAAGTCCACCAGCTTGACTTGCTATGTTTACTGATAACCCTTGTGGGTCGTATACTCTATATCCTTGACTAGCACCTTGTGTTATTTCTACTAGATCATCCTTACAGCCCCCCCCCACTTTGAGTGCGTTCATCACTTCCGTTTCTTTCTTTGGTTTCGCTGCAAATCCGTTCCCTTTCTCCTTGTTCCGTTTCGTGTACTCTAGGAGCTTCTGTACTGTCTCCTCTTTCAAAAAATACTTTTCTGGGACATCCGTTTCTAGTACCGACAACAAATATACGCTTTCTGTTTTGAGGGACACCAAAGTGTTTTGCGTTGAGAACTTGCCACCACAATTCATACCCCGATTTGACCATTTGAGTTTGCACTTCGGCAAAGTCCCATCCGTTGTTGCTTGATAAAGCACCTGCAACATTTTCCCAGATAAAATACTCAGGTTTCTTTTCTTGTAAAGCTCGGATAAACTCGGTAAATAATCCACTCCGCTCACCAGTGATCCCTTTTCTTTTTCCAGCAATAGACAAATCTTGGCACGGGCTTCCACCGACAAGGAGATTAAAGTCGGATACAATTGCCCAATTGATAGTTTTGATGTTGCCATAGTTTTTTATGTTAGGGTATTTATATTTTAAAACTTGTGAAGCAAATTTGTCTGTTTCTGAGAAACCTACACATTCCCATTCAATAGGTAGTCCCATATCTATGCCTCCAACTCCTGTAAATGTAGAAAAGTATTTCATATTAACCTATCTTTTTTTCTATAATGTTCCACAAATCATCAAGTGTTTTAAATGGTATCTCTTTTCCGTTCTTCCATACTTTATATTTGTCATTTCCTGTCCCCCAGTTTAACTCATAGATATAATACTCTATCCAGTCATCTTTATCATTCATTGCTATTTTTAGTATATCTACTATCAATGTTTCTGCTCTATTGTTGCAAAAACCTCCAAAATCAGGTGATAACTCTTTCATTGCTTTATTTACTTTTCTTGATGCTTCTATCAAATCTTTTAACTCGGTCATTATTTTTTTAAATTGTGTTTTTGTCATATATTTTAAAATGGTGGGGCTGTTTATACTCCGCCCCGAAGAGGTTAGATGTCGTCTTGGACAAGCACTTCATTGTCACAGCCCTGACCGCATTTATAAACGAGCCATTTTTTGCTCTTGCGGTGAGAGAATATGAACATTGTGCGTCCGCAACAATTCATACAATAGAGTGATATCTGCTTCATCGTTTTTTCCTCCTTTTTTGCTCCGTAGGAGCGGTAAAGACAAGTTCAAGTCTCGGTGGTTCTTTCCAACTCGAAGACTTGGTGTAGTCGCCTTTTTGTGCGAAACAAGTATCACACAAGGCGTGGTAGTCTGCATCCTTGCCGTCATTGATACGTTCAATAACGGTGTCACAACCACATACAATTCTCATGATTCACCTCCGTTAAGGGTAGTATATCATGTATTTGGGGTGATCTAAACGCCTATAATAAACCAATCATATAATCTCCAAATTAAACCACAAAGTATAAAACCTACAGAGAACCAGTATAATTTATTCATATTACTATTTGCTTAATTTATTCATATTGTTTTTTCTATAAATTCAATCTCCCACGTATCTTGTATTCTCATAACTACACTCCCAAATGCTGGTGATTTTCCTTGTTTTCCTAGTCCACTTTCAAAGTTTATACGACCATTCGGAATAAAGAGCTTCCCCCCCCCTACTGAATTACTAAATCTTGCGGTTGTAAGAAACTCAATCGGAAAAAGTATGTATATTTCATTTTTTGCAAGTTGGTATGTTTCCCAAGCCTTTTTCATAAATTCGTGTTTTCGTGTAAAAGGTGGGTTGATCCAAATACGGTTATATTTCGTCCAATCTTGCACTAGCCCATCTGTTTCTATTGTGTCGTAGTTAGGTATTTCAAACTCATCAGCCTTTTCTTTTGTGGTTGCAGGATCATAATCAAAAGTTCCAAATCTATCTACAAACTCTTTGGGCGAATAATACTCATTATCCTTAGTAAATTGAACATTTGATTTTGCCATAGATATTATTTGTTTATAAGGACGAGCTACTTGTTTCTTCATAGAACTTTTTTTACATAACTCCCCCAAATAGTGTGATGAACAAGGTTAGACTTGCAGTAGCTAGGTATGGCTTATGGAAGACCGACTCCCTGCCTATAGGTTTACCGTGTTAGCCTCTTAGAGCTACCTAGTTAAGGTAGATAATCTCGGTTCTCTGTCCGACATCATCACACTATTTGGAAGAACAATTGTAGGGAACGATATACCATGCAGTGTCATTCTGCGTCCAATACAATGAGCGTGGAGCCGCTACTATGTTTGCAATGTTGTTTAGGTATAACTTTCCCCTATTCCACCCCACAAGCGAAGTTATGGGGTGAGTAGAGGTATTACTGATTGAGATTTATAAATGGCATAGCTGAACCTGGAACAAATTGAGTTGGTAACTGTCCATTCCAGCGGGCTATAGCTTGTAATTGTACATAGTCCTTACCTCCTTGACTTGTAACCGCTTGCGCTTGAATACGAATTGATTCTGCTTCTGCTGTGGCACTTACTACTTTCTGTTCTGCTTCATATTTAGTTTGTTCAAGTTTATTTTTACTTGCAAGAGCGTCCTGTTCCGCACGTACTTTACTTTCTATAGCGGTATTAAATGATTCTGAAAAGGCAAAGTTTACAATTGACACATCCTCTATAATAAAAAACTTCATCGCTTCTCTTTCTTTTAACGCGTGTCTCATTGCTTCCTTTACCTCTGAGCGTTTGGTAATAAGTTCATCAGCGGTAAATTGAGCCGTAGCAGCTTTTACACTTTCTTGAATAGCTGGGGCAATAAGTGTTTCTGCGTAATTCCCTTTTGTTTGTTGGTACAAATCTCGTACTGTAACTGGGTTTACCCTAAAGTTTAGGGCTATGTCGGTACTAACAGTCTGTAAATCTCGTGAAGCAGCGTCTGCATTTGTTTCAATCTTCTGTGTTCTTACATCGTATTTAACTACCTTTTTAATTGGACTTTTGAGATGTAACCCCTCATCCAAGACCTGTTCTTGCACCTTGCCGAATTGTTTTACTACTCCTCTATGTCCAGCGTAGACAATAGTAAATGACATAAAAGCAAGGATTAAAGCCAATGGTATGAGTGATAGTACTACAATTTCTTTTGGTGTGAAGTTTGATTCTGTGTTCATATTGTTTAGGTTATAAAATTATTTAGCTTCTTCAAGCTGTAATTGCAGGTGATTGATTTGATCTTGAATTGCACTCGCCTGCCCGCTTTTGTAATTATTTTTGTCAAATAAAGGTAAATCACCCAAATCTCTTTTTATTTCTTCTAATCTCTCTATCTCTCCATATAAATATGCGATGTGAGATTGGATAAAACTAGTATTGATACTATCAGCTATCCGCAATAAGTCTTCTGTTGGCATTACAATTTCCGTACATTTTACTTCTTGTGACATAAAGAGTGCTGATACTTCTCCGAGTGCTACTCTTACAGCTTCTTTTGTCTTTTCTAGGTGTGATGTCATAGGGCTTTATGAGGTGAATATTTGACACATAATTCAATAAAATGTTCTTTTGATTTTCTTTTTGCTTCTCTCCACTTATCACTTCTCGGTTGTCTACGTTGGGCGATTTGGGACGGCATATTGAATTTTTGTGACACTAAGTGTCCTTGAAAAGCGTCATATAAGTCTTCACCATCTCGCTCTTCTTCGCACAACAGTTGCCCATAATCTACGCCCGCACAGAAAGCGTCAAAAATGTCATTCCTTATTTCTGTTTTTATTTCTTCTTCCATAAAGATTATCTGTTTATTAAATCTGAATACTCTTTTTGTATCATTTTTGCAACCTCTATTGTCGCATATTTTCCCAAATCAGTTTTTGCAGCAACTGGACTTTCTAACAACGCCTCGTAAGCTAATTGGATGTACCGTTTTACGTTTTCTTTTGCTCCTTCTGAGATTGAACTCATACAATTTATTATTAAGTAATACACATTGTGAGGTGGGCAAAGATTTCCGAGATACTATCACACTTGTATTGATGTTGACTCAAATACAAACTCGTCTAGTCACTTTGCATGTGGTTATGGACTTACACTGCCCTTGCCACGTCCGACTTGTGTAAATTAGGATGAGTTACCTTCTCCTCAACCACCTCACGATGTGTATTACTGTTTTGTTACATATAAAGTAACTGTGAATTATCAAGGTGTTGTTTAATTTCTTCAAATGGCATGTTTGAGTAGTGGATTAGGTTTAGAAAGCCTATCAGTTCAAACATTACTTGCTTGTCTTTTTTACTTTGCGTGCCATGTTTGAAATTAAACATTTTATGAGCAATGTTTCTTTCAATTTCGTTTAGGATTTTAAGTTTCTGCGATTGCTTTCGTGTTAGCTTTCCCTTAGCAACTGATAAACATTCTCCTACTTTGTATTCATCTAAGTTTGTTTTCATAATATTTCAATTAAATAAGTAGGGGAGTTTACCCTCTTCCCCTACGAGGTGTTTAGCTCGGTGCATCATTACTCCTCATAATGATAATTGATCCACATTTCGTACAGCTGTAATAGCTGAATGTGTGGATACCAAGTGTGTATTGTTTGCCTGTTGGTGAGAATAGCCTATCTGCCTTACATTTTTGGCAGTTGAACAGTAGCATGGGTCACCTCCTTGTAGATAGCCCAGTCCAACCCCCAGTAGGGGCTGAGTGGGTTATATAACAACTATCCAGTCTTCTGCAAGCAGGTCGGTTTGAGATGGTACCCATACGCCGATACTATTATCTACGGCTTTGATATCCATGTGTGGTCTATAGATTACTTTGGTGCCTACTGGATAGAATTGATCAAGTGGTGCACGGTTTACCTCAAACTCACTCCCTGCTACTAAAAACACGAACATATCTTTTCCGTTCCAACCCTCACGTGCTACCTTTGCACCTTTTTTAAGTTCGGCTAGAACTGTACCGAAGTCCATTTTTTCTTTTTCATGTGTTTCCATATAAATATATTACAGGGGTTAAATCCCCCAGTCACCACATCGAGAACTAGCAGAATGGGGTAGTGGGCTATTTAATTTTTATGATTACCGAGTGGCAACAACCACCTTTGTGCTTACAGTTACAGCCATTATTATTGCAAATAGCATTGCACTCATTATCTTTAGGGTTTGAAGAAACACAAGCTATATCTTTTTTCTCCATATTATTTTACCATATACTAACTGCATACCACTTTAATTTTGCATCTGCTTTGAGTTGTTGTTGGTCTTCTGATATATATACTAGTCCTCCTATGTGTATTCCAGCAGGAAAAGTAGTTAATAATGGATTATTGTTACAATAAAAATTTCCTCCAACTGTTTGTGGGCATCCTTCTAAATTAGTGAGCTGGTTATTATCACACCAAAAAGCTCCCTCAACAGTCTGTGGTGCTCCTTCTAAACTGGTGAGCTGGTTATAGCCACAATAAAAACCTCCTCCAACTGTTTGTGAGCATCCTTCTAAACTAGTGAGCTGGTTATTTTCACAAGAAAAAGTTCCTGTAACCTCCACAAAATTTGGTGGAAATTCTGTAAATCCTTTATTATCCCAATTACAATTTCCATCCCAAATAACATCTCCATTTTCTTGAAATTCAACATGCTCTTCTATATATTCTCTTTTTATCCCAAACCTATCTGCCCACACCATCCATAACCTCTTTGTCTTTTCTGCTTTCGTTTCTTCTGGTGTATGTAAAAGGGTTACTGTATGTTCTATTGGTTTACCCTGTCCTTTAATTTCTAATGTTTCACCATTGATAGTGATGATACCTGTATTTGTGTCTATTGTTATTTGCATATTATTTTTATTTATTAAATAATTTATTCATCTCACCACTAAACACATCGAAGGCTTGTTTTATGGTTTCTATTTCAGGCAGTTCCTGTTTGTCTTGTTCTCCTAGGTACAGGGTAAATTCGTTGCGAGCGTAATAACCAGCTACGTTTTCATTTCCTAGTTTGTAACTCCCATCTACATAATCAATAACTTCTTTCGCATATCCATCTTCTATCACCTTCACCTTTGTCCCCTTAGGGATAATAGGAGGGGTAGGAGGTGTACTAGATATTATGCTCCAGTTTTCGTCTTCTGCATTTTGTATAAAATCTTTTTTTGGATAACCATCATAAAGGTGGTTTTGTGCTTCTTCTTTTTTGTTTTCCCACCCACTTACTTTATAATTTCCATCTGTATCTTTTTTTGGAGAAAATAAACAATACTCTCCATCTTTTCTCATCATCATCACATCTTCTCCTGCATCTAGGAGCCTTTGTGTTTCGTTGTATAGGTCTTCTTTATTCATATATTTTTATAAATGTTTTTTAAGCTCTTCTATAATTTCGTCACAAGTGTCTGCTCTTTCACTACTATTATTTTGTAATTTAACAATCTCTATAATAAACCATACTTTTGAAATTTCAATTTTTGGATCGTTAAGATATTCTTTTTGTAGTTTATAAAGTTTTTTTATCTCTTCGCTTGTGTGTACTACTCCACCAGCTCCTCCTATTCCTGAATAACAATATACTACACCTCCAACATTTCCAGCTTTTAATTGTTCTCTGTGTACTAAGCTACATGCTCCATTCCAACACATGTTATTACTATCTATCGAGTTGTTACATTCTTGGCATATCATATTATTTTTATAAATGTTTAATTAGTAGCATTGTAAGATAATACATAAAAAACATGTAGAGAAGAAGAGATTGAAAGACTACGTATGCTTTCCAAAATTCTTTTATTTTCCATTTTTTATCAAATACAAATGTTAGCGCCATTGAAAAAATAAAACCTAGGTTCATCATTGATTCAAAAATTATAAAGTCTTTAATCATATTATTTAGTTTTACCTCGTTTCTTAGGTTTTGTTAATTCCTCTATCACTTGCTCCCGTGCTTTGAGTTCTTTTTCTAGTCTTTGAATTTTGATATACAGTTTGACTTCTTCTGTGCTGTATATTCGTTCTAGTTCGTTGTGTTCTTCTCCTGTGTACCCTCCGAGTAGTTTGATGATTCTATTTTTCATACTTGAAAATGTTAAATGATATATATTCCTGTCCTTTTTTTACTATTTCTTTTACTACAATCCACTCAAAAATATCTTTATCATTAAATCCGTATTTCTTCGCTAAAATATCTTGAAATTGTTTAATACAATTATCTCCATCAGCATTCTTGCTACTCAGTCCGAACTCATAGAATACTGATAGTCTGCCTTGTGGTATTTCCATTTTAGGGAGTAACCACATCAGTTCTTCCTCATACGCTTTATAGAGCGGTGTTTTAAATCTACGCCCTTTAAATGCTTGATTAGCCGACAATGGTTTAATTTTAATCTTCATAGGGTATATAGTTTATGTCTTCATCATAAGTAACATACTGTACTCTCTCCCCACTCCATTCTTCGTTATAGTGGTGGGTGGCACAACCGAGTACAATGTTTTCTGGATCAAGTACCCACTCATCACTCTTGCCATTTCTTGTTTCCTTGTGCAGTAGGTTTGTATAGGTAATCTCATCAAGATTAAATCTTCTGGTGCATCTTTTTCCGTTGTCTATCACTTCACAAACTCCTAGACATCTATCAAATACTTGTTCCATTGTTTTTTTGTATTTTTTTAGGTTCGTGCTATTTCTTTTCATAGTTGATTGGTATCCAGTCTTTAATATCTAGGACAAATGTGAGTAGGAGTTCATTGCATTTAGTACATCTTACCTCTTTAATGTTTCCGTCTATTGTTGATGTTGGTGTGTGGTAGCAATCAATGTTCTTCATACTCCATAATTTCATCTATTGATGGGAAGGGTTCATGCACGCCTAGTTTTTGTCCTAGATGACGATTTAATGTTTCCCAAACTTCGCTTATCTCTTTTGTTGTTAATTCTGTGGTGCTTTTTTTAGTTGTCTGAACTTCCTGAATAGGTCGCCACAAATACTCTTTGATAGTCTTGCCTGTCCAAGGTATATCTACCTCTGGCTTTAGTACAGCCCTCATATCTAGCCCAGCATCATTGAGTGTTCCTGCAACCAAACTAAAGTATTTGTGTAAAGCCCTATTTTGTTTTTTAGTTCGTTTCATATAATGATTATAAAAAAGACGAGAAAGTCGGCGTTCAATACCTTGCAGGGTTCGTAGCCTATTCTCGTCTTATCTATAATCATAATCTTTCGTTCTGACTTTGCAAGGTATTGTTGGTATCTGTATATAGTATACATCATTTGTGCGTATCTGTATTTTTTCTGTGTATAACTTAGCAGTTAGGTATAGAGGAATACTCTTGTATATAATTCTCCTCCTCCTGTCTTTGTTCTTTTGTGCTTTCTACAAATTGTCTGCGTTTTCTGGTAAGGGCTTCTGGCTTGTATTCTTTCATGATCACCTTGATGTTTTCCCAAGTTGCAGGGATATTTCTACTATCACATGTTGCTTCATAAAAAGTTGTAAGAAAGGTTGTGTTGTTTCCTATTGCTTGTGGATTGATTGCAATAATATGTTGTATGTGGGCTTCTGTTATTTTCATATTATTTCTCGCATTGAGTGGTGGCATTCACTATCCAACCAGTAGCTGTATTTAGGTCTGTTACATTCACTTTATGTAGTGAGTTTAGTGTGATTACCTGTGAGAGAATTAAAAGGCTTAGAATTGATAATAGGGCTAGATTTATGCGTTCTACAAGTGTTGTGTTTGCTTTAAATAGTTTTATGTTCCATTCTAGCTTAAGTCGGTAGTATTGTAGATTTTTCATATTTTTTTATTTAACTTTTCGAGTTCTTCAATGGCGTTTTTAAATCCGTCTACTGTACCCTTTCTATATCCAAGATTAAACATTTCCTCCATTGTTCCTTGTTCTATAATCAAGTCGTATAGTGTTTGTTCGTATTTTGATAGGTTCATATTATTTACAAAATTTCTGAATACAGGTATCTGAGCAGTAGCCCTCATACTGGGTGCATTCTTCTTGAGTTATAGGTGTACCACATTCACATTCGTGTTGTTCTTCTCCTGAGCAATGTTTGCATTCTTTCATATTTCTAATTAGATTTTTTATCTGTTGATTGTTGGGGTTTCTTTTTAATGCTTCCTTTAGTCCTTGTAATAATTGTTCTTTGTGTTTCATAGTCTAGTAATTCAGCAATAAATAAGTTCCAGGTTAGTCCACTTGCTTTCTTCTGTTTTCTAAACTCCTCTAGTACCTCATCGGATATTCTAAATACCCTCTTAGGGTAATAACCTCTACCACGTACTACTGTCTGTGTCTTCGTCATAAGTTACATGTATTATTGTATGCCCTATAGTATGCCCTTTATACCAACTCCCCTACAACTTACCTAATGTACTAGTTTAGCGGAGTGCCTATTCCAGTGTAGCCCACCTATAATCTTGTATAGGTCAAAGGGTATAGTCATTAGTTTAAGGTATCTATTTAGAGCCGATACAGCCCAGTACTATCTATCTCTATCATTTAAAGTCCATAGAGAACCTTTAGTAGGTTGTTGGAAGACTGGATAAAAAAACTGCTTAGAACACCTGATATTTCGAGCTTTCGCTAAGAATACCAGATAATCTAAACAGTTTATCTTTGTATCTTAGTATTCCATTCAGGTGTTCATCCTTTCGGATATGTTCATTATACTACACTTCTTTCCCTCCTTAAAGTGTAGTCTGTGTATAACTCTATTATGTCTTGTAACATCTATCCTTTTATGTCTTCATGTTACCATGTTACATTGCGTTAAGTATGTCTTGGTCTTTCTGGCTCACTGTATGTTGATGTTTTGCCATAAAACTTAGTAC